GATAAAGCAGACTTTTCAAACGCAGGTGGAGATAATGCAAGCACTATGTATAATCAAGATGGTGGTAAACAAAGACCAAAATCAGATACAGTTGTTGACGATAAGGATTATATAGAAGTGAAAAGAGCAGACCTAAATGAATATCAAACATTTGAAGAAAAAGTTCAAGCATTAATGAGAGAGGGTAAATCTAGAAAAAGTGCAGAAAAGATTGTAGGTTCATTCGCAAAGAAAGGTGAAGTTGGTGGAGAAGTACCTCCTCAATGGACAGGAAGTGGAAGTCCATACCCAAATACAGACGAAAAACGTGTTGTGAAAAGAAGGAAAATAATTAAAACAGAATCATGGCATGAACTAAGAAAAGAAGCATTTGACTTAGATATGCAATGGAGAGTAATAGAATTAGTAAACCAAGCAGATGCAACATCAGGATTACAAAGAAAAGAGACTAAACCACAGACAGGAAAGCAAATTGCTACACCTTGGGGTATGACAGCAGCACCAGAAGAAGCACAGACTAAAGAAGGACAATCAACAAGAGCTAGAACTACAACTATGAGAGATCGTTTTGGTGAAGGTAATGAGAAACTTCAAGATATTAAAAACGCAGCATTAGAAATTAACAAAACTAAACCAAAAAGTGCTAAAACAGTTCTAGCAGCAGAAAAAGAAACACAAAAAAAGGTAGAAGGTGCATTTGGTGATACCAGTGCAATAAGAGGAGATAAGGTTAAAGAGCCTTACAAATATCATAAAGAAGGAGAAAGACAAGAAGGTACTTCAGGTGGAAAAGTATCTGGTAAGAAACATTATAATAATGATGGATCAGATGATAATTTCCCACCAGAAGTTGGTCATCATCATAAATTACATAATACTCCTACAAAGAGAATGATAAATAATGCAGTATCAGAGTTAATTAAACTAGACAAAGATTTAAAAAAAAACTTGAAATTTTAGGCAAGCATGAGAATGCAGGGGTATCAGGTAATGGAACTAGCCCTAGAGTAGGAGATTTTTCAGGCACACAAGATGATGGAAAATTCAACACTAGATTTAATAATATAGGCGATAAAAAAAGAAAAACACGCAGATATAACAGAAAACCAGAAGATTTAGGTAATTTTCCATAAAATATAAATAACCACAATATTTATAAACCCTTTATATATAATTTCAGTAACAACATGGCAGACAACATTCTAAAAGAAGAAGAAGACAAAAAAGTAGAAAGTAAAGAGCAAAAGGAAGACGAAGAAGAAGAGAAACAAGTCGAAAAAGCTTACGATGTTATCGCAGATACATTGAAAGCCGTAGTCGAGTCACAAAAAACCATCCTAGAAAGCCACAAATCTTTAGCAGCCGAAGTAGCTAGTCTACAAGAGATTGCAAAAGACGGTCAATTCAAATCCCCAAGTGGATCTGATGCTAGTTTGGAAGCACAACCAAAAGTTCAAGACAAAGATGATATTGGTGCAGAAATTGCAACAGTACCAGCAGAGCCTTATGAACAAGGTCAGCAAGCAAAACTCGATGGAGACAAAACAGTTGAGGATAAGCCTTCAGGTAACACTGTACACACATTGGAAACCAAAGCTTCACCACAATTGGTTCAGAAAAATGAACATACCTTCACAACCGAGACTCCTCGCCCTAACGCAGCAATAGAATCTGTTGACAAATCTTACACACAAGATTACTCACAGATCTTGAAAGATGCTAGAGCAGTCGGTCACGATGGACTTTCAGACATCGCTTTGAAAATCCAATCAGGACACTACTACAAACCATCATCAGATGAGGTAGGATTGATCTAAAATGGTTCAAGTAAAAACTATTGACGAACTAGAGGCACTCTATTACGGATACAACAGAAATCTCCTTAGAAAAGCTGATGCTCCAGTAACAACCTCCACAACTGGCGTTTTTAACGCAATTTTTGGGGCTTACGCATGGGCACAACTTAACTTAGAGGCTAACGCATTCGGTATACTCCCAAAATATCCTTGGGATAAATCTGGATTCCGTGTAATTACAGCAAAACCAACTCTAAATACAAACCAAGGTAACACTACTTTGGGTGGTACTTCAGAAGGTGGTAACATTGCTGAAACTGTCAAACCAACTTTACAAGAGATAGACATCAGACCAAAAACAGCTCAGTTGCCTTTCAGTGCATCTGAAGTTATGGAATGGTTAGCTACTCACAGTAAAGACGACATTTGGGGTGGATTAGGTTCACTTCGATTGTATATGGCAGTTCAACACAAGGAATTCTTAAACAGAATGCTTTTGGCAGACGTTGAATCAGAAGCAGCAGGTGCAAGTGGTGCTAACACAGGTACCAAAGACTTTGAAACACTTGATAGAATCATCTCCAGCGATGCTGAAGAAGATGCATTAGGTGGTTCACAAACAGGTTATTATGACCCATGGGCTGCAAACGCAACTGTTGATAGAGACAGTGGCACTGACTTTGACTGTACTGTAGAATCTGCTTCAGGTACCATTGGTACTAACGGTGTCCTTACCGACGATACATTACGTACTTTCTTAAGAAAGATCCGTATTGCAGCAGGTAAAGATCCTAACGTATTCCTCGGTTCGCACGAGGTCTATTCTGAAATACAAGGTTTATACATGCCTTCAGTCCGTATTCCAAATCCATACGGTGAAGCACTCGTACAAATCGATGTTAACGGAATTCAGACTTTCAAAGGAACTGGTGTCGGAATCCACGTAGACTCCATTTATGGAATCCCATTCATTCCATCCAAAGATGCTCCTAGCAACGCTAGTGATTCATCTGAAGTAGGAAGACTATTCGCATTAGATACATCTGATGCTGAAGGTTACGGATATCCAAGAATCGGAATCTCAATCGCAATTCCAACAGAATACTATGAAGCAACACGCAGAAGTCCAGCATATCCATTTGTCAACAACGCATTTGTTGAGAAAGGTGTATTCAGGACAATGGGAGAAACTGTCTGTAGACACTTCAAGAGTCAGGGTAAGATTAGAGATATCAAACTTTAGTCAAATCCACAAAAACCCCTTTTTTTATTTTTTAATACTTATATATAGGTGGTTCATAGACTAATCTATGGCAGTAACAGTCAGTTCATCCGATTGGACAGCAGCTAATGTTAGAAAGACACTATCTTTCAATGCAGCATTAGTTTCAAAACTGCGAATATATAAGGTCAAAGTCACTGCTGGTGGTTCTGATGCTTATGCAACAAATGGAGTGTCAGCCGACCTCAAAGAGGGAAGAATTTCTACACTCGTTTCAGTGATTCCTGAATTTACAGATTCACTATACAAAGTAGAATATGACAAGGCAAACCAGAAAATCAAACTCTATTCCGTTGGTGGTTCAGCAGGTGCAGTATTTGCAGAAGTAGCAAATAGTACATCTATTGCTAACAAAGTATTCGAGTTTCTAGTCATAGGCTACTAGAGTCCAAAATAGCCGACTTTTTTTTCTTCATAAAGTTTATATATGAACGTATGAATTAATCATCATGGTAGAACTAAACCACAATGTAGTAAATGTCAATGCTGATACTCTTGTAAAAGGTGGTCATGGAGTAGTAGTCGCTGTCCATGTATCAAAGAAAGGTTCTAGTGGAGCAAAATGTATACTAAAGAACGGTACAACATCAAGTGCACCAGCAGAAATCACAGTATTTGGAGAAGATGTTCATGATGTTGATGAATTACACAGAAGATTTGAAGCAGGTATATATGCTGATGTTACAGGTTCAGCCGAATATATCATCGTATTTAAGTAAATTTAAATACTCAACCTCTTTATTTAAATCATGGCTGTTACATACTGCACAGTAGAAGATGTATCTGATTTCCTCAGAATTCCTATCACTGCTACCACTACTCCTAATAAGACTCAAGTTGAGAAAATAATCAATAGGAAAGAAGAAGAGTTAGACAGACGTATAGGACACACATTTGGAAGAACAAAAACTATTACAAAAGAAATTCATGATTTAGCATTATTATATACATTTGGATGGGGTACTCCAATTTGGTTACAACATAGAAATTGTCAACCACTTAACTCTTCACAAGGTGATAAGATAGAAGTTTGGCAAGGAGCAAGTTCTGCATATGATGATATATTAGCAGACTCACAATGGTATGAATTTGATGAAGTATATGGAAGATTGTATCTTAGAGGATTCTTATTCAGTATAATGAGAAAAAACAGAATAAGAGTTACATATAGATATGGTGATGATACAGTTCCTATTGACGTTGAGGATGCATGTGTCAAATTAGTTGCTATAGATTTACTAACAACAAGTTTAAGAATGGATCAAATACCAATAGGAAGTAATCAAGTAAACATTGATCAATCCATGAAGATGTGGAAAGAAACAGTTGAAGAGTGCGTACTTAACCGTAGAGAAGTATTTGTGATACCATGAGTGAATTAGTATCTGAATTTGGAAAAAACTTTCCAGAATTAAACAGAGCGTTAAAAGACTTTAAGGTTGATATGACAGAAGCATCTGTTGAATTGTTTGATAAAAAATTAGCAACAACAAATCAGACTTATGAAATTGAAAATAATGGTGATAATTTTACAATTAAAGGAACTGAATTCTTGTTAAACACTATAGATTTTGCAAATTTTGATAGTCTTAATGATGCAGTAGATACATTTGTTGATGAGATAATGGTTACAGATCCAGATGGAGTAGATGAAGATAGAGATCCTATAAATGTTGATGAGATGGGAGAAATAGAACAATGGGTTGCAGGAGTAAAATTAATGTTGTCAGAAAATAGTGGTGAAAGAGAAGATGTTTATAATTCACCAAACCCAAAACAAGAGATACAAAAAATTGCAGTGAGAATAATTAGAGCACAACGACAAAGAAAGGCACTTAGATTAGAAAGAGAACGATTGGGTGTTTATTTTAGCTGGAGTATGAAGTAACATGGGTATCGCAATATATGATGCACTTGATGATATGATAGAGACTATAAATGATAATTGGTCTTTAGGATATATGCCTATACTAACAAAAAGCTATGATCAGAAAGCAGTAGGTTTTGTTGATGCAAGAAGGGATTTAATACTAATATATCCTAAGAAAGAATCTATAGAATATTGGGGATTATATGGTACTGATCACTTATCTACAATAGATTTAAACATAGAGGTTAGAACATTCCAAAATCATGATTATCATAATAATATGGTCAAAGAAGTTGCTACCATAATAAAGAATAATATAAGAAGAACAGACTTTGTAGATCTTAGGATTATGACAAGTATATCAGAGAATGATGGATACAGAAATATGTTCAAACATATATTAGGCGTGAAATATAGGAAGTTAAATCCTGCCTAAATCTTTAAATACCAAGTTGCTATTTAAATATCAGAATGGTTCGCACAGGTGCACAATCGTATGTTAAGTATGGATATGAAGGTACATATGCTGGCTCAGCCACATGTGATAAAAAATTCGGTTTAAGAGATGCATTAAGCTCTTGGAGTTTAACACATAATAGAATTGACTTACCAGCACTAAATCAAGTAACATATGAAAGTTATGCATACGGACAACAAGCAGGAGAGATTTCATTAGACTTTGCATTAAGTAACCCTTGGATTTTAGGAGCATTTTTCGGAGCACCAAGTACAACAGGAAGCAGTAACCCATACACTCATACTTATCCACACGCATCAAACGGTATTAATAAACAACCAAGATCATTTCAAACTGAAGTAGGCTTTAACGCAGGAGATTCTTCAAATCAAGATATAGTAAGAACATTAAAAGGATGTGTAGCATCATCATTAGGAATTACAACATCAATAGGAGCAACAGTAGATTGTTCATTATCAGCAACATACGGAAAAGAAGATGCACCAGCAACAACATTTGGAACTGCACCATCAGAACCAACACTAAATCATGGAGCATTTACATTTGCACATGCTCAGTTGAAATATGGTGGAAGTGTATTAGCACAAGTACAAGACTTAAACTTAAACATTGCACAAAACACAACATTGTTATATGGATTAAACTCAAATCAAGCAGTAGATGCATACAGACAAGTATTAGATATTACAGGATCATTCAAAGCATCACACTTAAACAAGACAATTTTAGAAGATGTATTAGAACAAGTATCAAAAGGTACAAGTGGTACATTCTCAGAAACAGTAGGAGGTTCTCCAGAACTAGAAATATTATTCCAGAAATCAGGTAATGAATACATAAAGATTACAGGTACAGGTTTAGCACCAGATGGTTTAGACATTGAAGGAATTGCACCAAATGAACCAGTATTTGAAAACATTGCTTGGAGAGTAAAATCAGTAACCATAGAATGTAAGAACAACCAATCAGCAGAAGAGTAGAAAGATTTATAAGACTGTTATTATTGTGATATGTATTGGCAATTAAAAGTTTTGAAATAGATTGGGAGGGCTCGAAAGCAACCATTGAATATGAAGACGATTTAACATTTGGAGAATTAGAATCTGTAATCAATAACTGTGTTGATTTATCAGATGTAACAAAACCTAAAGTGAATATACCTAATTATAGGCAAACTATCCTATTGAAGGTTATTCGTAACGCACCTTTTGAAGTAGGCTCTGCATCAGCTCTTCGAAACATGAAAGCCTCAGTTGCAAAACAGATCATCGCTGGAGTGATGGTAGACTACCCTTTAGCGAAGTTCTTGGAGGATTGGATGGTGACATTCATGGGCTCGACAACGGAGAACGAACAACAGCCACAATCTACTACTTCTGTGCAAGTAACTTCGGATGGACAAAAGAAACAACAGACAGCCAATCAGTCAAATTCCTCAAAAACCTCCTAATAATTCATAAAGAGATATCAGAGCAACTAAAAAACACCAAGTTAAAACCTCCTCCTCCACCTAAAAACTTTAAATAGCCATACGCTATTTAGATATATATGGCAAATGAAGACAATATTATCTTCGAGATAAAATTTGAAAGGAAAACTGCTAAGGGATTAGAGGAGCATACTAAAATATTAAAGAAATTCATAGAACAGATGAAGAAAACTGGTATGGGTGGTTCTGGAGGTGGAAAAGGTTCTGGAGGTATGGATTATCAGGAAGCCTCAAAATTACAGAAAGAGCAAGAAAAGATACAAAAACGAATAGATGATAATTTTGCAAGACAGCAAAGACTTACAACGGAAATACGTCAGAATACTTCTAGAGATCAGCAGAATTTAAATTATAGACAAAAAATCATTATGCAAGAAAAAAGAGCTAAGGATAGATTAATGGTAGAAGAAAGGAGACATTGGAACTCTATCATGGAACGAATGGTTAGTGGTACGATGGGTACAAAAGCAATGGGTGCAGGAATGATGGGTATGAAAGGTGGTATAGGTGCAGCAAAAGGATTAGGAAAACTAGGAATGAAAGGACTAGGAAAAACAGGAACTGGGCAAGCATTTGCATTAGAAGCAGGTCTTGCTAAAGAAGGTGACTTTGCACGAGGATATGAAGGTGGTGGTGCAGTAGCAAATTTAAGAGATAAGGGTAAAGTTTCTCAAGAAGACGTAGGAAATAAAAGAGCATCAATACAAGGTAATAAACTAGCAAATGCATTCACAAAAACTTTAGGAAAAACAAAAGCATTTGGAGATAAGATGGGAGGAATGTCAGGAAAAACAGCTAAAGGTATAGGAATGGGTGCAATAGGTGGTCTAGGAATTGCAGGTGGAGTTATCACTAAAGCAATAGAATCATCACCAATAGCACAATCAATGATGAAGATTATGTCAACAGCATTTACACTTATCTTAAGACCTATAGGAGATTTCTTTGGTGGTGTTATGAAACCAATAGCACTTAGATTATTAAAGTTTGGAGCAGAAAATGTAGGAGCTGGTGCATCACTATTCAAAATGGGCGAAAAGGTAGGTATTGCAGCATTAGCAATGTTTACAGATCCAGCAGCATTCTTTGGATCATTAGCAGAAAGAGCATTTGGTGCTCTAGCTATAGCATTAGATCCTCTTAAATCAGAAGCAGAGAAAGCAACAGCATATGCTTCAATGTTAGAGGGCTTTGATGCTAAAATGGAAAGTATAGCAGGAGTTGCATCAAGTGATATGGAATCTTTAGTTTCACAAGCATCACAACAAGTAGTATCAGGCATAGTTGATATAAATAAAACAACACAAGAAGGATTTGCAGAAATAATAACAAAAACAGATGAAGCAGCAAAGAAACTAGAAGAGAAACAAAACAGAGAGTCTGGTATATTCGGTGGCTACGGTTCACAAGATGAACAACAATCAGAACTAGAAAGATTAATGGCAGAAAGTAAAGCAAAGTATGGTCAAGCATGGGCTAATGCAGAAGCAGGTAAAACTGGTGCAAGAGGAGGAAAAGGAATGGAATTTAATGATACAAAAGATGGTCAAGGAGATCAATGGATGGCTGCACCTCCTAGATTGAAAGAAGTATTAGAAACAATAAACACTGGACTAAGTGATGAAGGAGTTGCTATCATAGCAAACTTTGAAGCAATGAAAGAGGCTGGTATATTAGGAAATGAAAAACAAACTGAACTAAGAGAACAATTCGCTAAAGCTGTTGAAGATGGTACAGGATTATATGCAGATATTGATAAACGAAATGCAGCACATGCAAAGATAATGCAAACTGAAAAAGATATTCAGACAGGAAAAGAAAAAGAAATTTCAGAGGTAATTGCAAAAACATCTGAAGCATTTGGTGTAGCATATGATAAAGTTCAAAAGATGATTAAACAGATGAAACGTTCATCTAGTGGCGGTGGTTATGCTGGTGGAGGACATAAGAACGCAACAGGTGGTATGATTACAGAACCTGTTATAGGTATAGGACAGCATACTGGAGAAACATGGTCTTTTGGTGAAAGAGGTATGGAGTATGTCACACCAAATACAGCATTAGGTGGGCGCACAAATAACTATGATCAAAAAAATAATGTAGTAATAAATATAACAATAGAAAAAGTTACAGGTAATACTGATTTACAACAAATAAAACCTATTGTAGAAAGAGCACTTAGAGAATCACATAGTAGAAGAGGTATAATCTAAAATGGCTGAAACAATAGAAGTCAGATCATTTAAAACTGGTAAAAAATATAGGTATTTAATCAGAAATATTAATACTGTATCTATAAATTTATTATCGCCAGCAACTGCAATGCCATTACCTTTAGCAGGAGATGCGAATAATGTACTAACAAAAGCAGAAGGTAACACATGTAGAATATCAGTATCTTGGGTATTACATGATGAAGCAACAGATGTTATATTACAAAATCCATATAATACTGAAGGTTCAAGTGTAGGTGGAGGTACTACTCCATTTGGTTTAACAACTAAAACAAAAGCAGATGACCAAGTTAAATTTCTTATAAACAATCAAGCCGAAACATCACCAGCATTTTCAGGATTTCAATCAACATATATTGAAGATAAATATCAAATCATAATTGGTAATATAGGATTTTCTAGGGTCGGATTAATAGAATCTATTGAAGTAAGCAAACAAGGTTCAACACCTATTACATGGACAGCAAATCTTAGCTTCATAGCAGGTGCACCTATTGCAGCAGAGTGATAAGATATGTCTAAAGTAAAAATACTAGTAGGTAGTAATTATACATCAAAAACAATATTACAATCAAAATTAACAAAAGAAGGTGATCGTGCAGTAGATCAGTTAGAATTTCAAATACCAAAAAACGAAACCATTGCTGTTAATGATGAATTATATTATCAACAAGATTTCATGGAGTTAAACAATTTATCATTATGTTTAAATTTACAAGGTAACGTAAAAGATGAGAGTGGAACATTCAATAATGGTTCTGCAACTGCTTTAACATATGAAGATGAGGATGAATATTATGGTAAACAAGCAGTATTTAATGGTAGTAGTTCATTCATATCAGTACCAGATAATAATAATTTAGATCTGTCAGGTGAGTTTGATATCTATGTATGGGCTAAATGGACATCAACAACAAACGGACATATCTTAGATAAAAGAGCTGGATCTTATCCAAACGGCTATGCTATATCTGTAAACAAAGGAACAGCAGGAGATGTTGTATTTAAAATGGGTGGCACTACAATATTAAGTAGTTCGAATGGATATAATGATGGTAATAAACATTTAATACGTGTGTCAAGAAATTCTGATAACTTAGTAACATTATATGTAGATGGTGTGTCAAAAGGTACAGCAACTATAACATACAATGGAACAAATTCTAATCCACTTCTTATAGGAAAAGGAGATACACATGAAACAGGTACATTATTTCAGGGTAATGTATTTCAGACTAATGTTTTTGATTCAACAACAGTATATGCTGGTAGTTCAGCACAAAATTTCTTTAATGGTAAAATATTAAGATTAAGAATCTATAAAGGAACACCACTTGATGATGAAGTATCTACTATAATTAAAGATAAAATTAATCCTAGATCAACATTAAAATTTGGTGGATATGTTACAAAAATAGAAGTAGAAATGCCATTTAAAAGAATTATAGCACAGAGTTTTGGTAAGGTTTTAGTTGAAACAGAAGTAAGAGGTCAAAGTTATGAAGATAAAACACCAGAACATATACTAAATGATCTAATAACAAATAACACATCTTTCACTTTTGA